AGTAGCCGAAAGCCGAAGATTTACCCCGGCTTTCGGCTGATTCCTATCACGGGTAGGTCTGCTGCTGCTCGATCTCGCTTCTCCATAGGCCTCCTACGGAACTTTTAATGGAATTGTCATCGCCCGCAACGAGGGAGTAAATAGCAAGGCCGAGCATCAGCATTGCGATCATAACGATTACCTGCTTCATCCTATCTTACGGATGGAACCGTGATCTCTTCGATCTGATCCATGGACGAATCCGCAATGGTGCCCGCGCTCTTCGCAAATTCGCCGATCAGACCCGCAAGGGCGAGACCGAGCATTACCATGGCGATCATTACCACGATAGGTTACAAATTACCTTACATTAATTCATCTAATATTTTCTTATCCATAAGAACATCTTGCACCCTAACCTTCACAGCTTGAATATCCATAAATTTATAACTTTCTCTTGTATTCTCTGCAAAGTACTTATTGTAAATATCATCCAAATCTTTAAAGCAGTCTAATTTAAAGTTAATTATCTTGCCATCAGTAATATAAAACTTATCGGTCATATCAATTACTTCATCTACTGTATATTCTCTAAATGAAGGTATTCTTTCTATCGCATCTTTGTATTCCTTAATCAGTCTATTTATATCGTTATAGATGTTTTGATTGTTATGTAATGCATTCTGCTTTTTAATCTGCAATTCTGCCAATTCATTCTTCATCTTGTTTATTAAGCCTTGCAAAATATTATCATTAGGATTATCGAATAGTACCAGATAAGAATTTTCAATTTTGGTAGTTAAATCTTCTATCTGTTTTTCTATTTCGTTTACTGTTTTTACTTCATTCTTATCAATATTATCAAGTAGCTTGTTTGATAAGTGTAATACTCTTAAAAGCATATCTTTTTTATGTTCTTTAATATATTTATAGATGAAGTTACCAGTATACTTCTCAATTTGTTTTTCAATATCTTCTATTAATATATTAGGTGCATTACAAGCTTCTTTTCCATCTCTATGTTTTGTTCCACAACAAAGATAGAATTTACCTTGTGAACTTCTTTTTCTCACATAAGGCATTCCACATTTTGTACAGATTAACTTACTAGCATATTTTGTTCTTCCTAAATTCCTGCCAGTTACTTTACCCTTTTGATTATCATATTTCTGGTTTTGACTTAATATTTCTTGTGCTCTATCCCATATTTCCATGTTAATTATTGCAGGAATTTTATCTGTTTCTTCAACTTTGTAATTTTCCTTACTTTGCGGTTTCATCCAGTTAATTTTATTTTCGAAAATTGTTCCAGAACAATATTTCATTGTATTACTTCGTCCAGAATATTTTTCATTATGTATTTTATTTAAAATATCTGACGGAATGAACAATCCACCATCCCTTCTGCGATATCCTTTTTCATTGATAATTTTACATATTCTTCTACAACCATATCCACTAATATAAAGATTGAAGATTTCACGAACAATATTCGCTTCATTTTCAACGATTTCAAGCCTATTTTCTGATTGAATGTATTGATATCCATAAAGTTTACCATTCGTAAATATCCTACCTTTTCTTGCACTTTCCTTTTTACCAAACATAACTTTAATACTTTTATCTCTGCTTTCTCGTTGGTCGAGAGTGAACATGAGATTGATTAAGTCACGCTGTTCTTTAAATTCAGTAGAATAACCACTATCTAAAAATCTAATATGTACACCTTTGTTAATAAGCTTTTCAATGATATCGTTAACCGATACAGTTCTTGAAAATCTACTTGTGTTTTTAACATAAATAATATCAAACTTCGGCTTTCTTCTTGAAACGGTATAGACATATTCAACAACTTTTTCTTGACCATCTTTAGACTTTTTTTTATGTGGTTCAATATCAATTCCTGCATCAAGAAGCATTCTATGAAATTCTTTTCTTTTTAATTTTGCACCACTAATACCTTCATCAACATAAAGACTTCCATAGTATTCAACATCGTTATGATTTTTTAAGAAATTATCAAAGTATGATTGTTGATTTTCTGATGATTTTAATTGTTCCGCATCTTTTGTAGAAACACGGACATAACCAGTTGCAATCTTTTTCTGTTGTTCCATTTCCAACACCTTCTCATGTGCAATATGTATTATTGATATATGTTTTACTACATATTACACTCTTTCAAAAGAAATGTCAATTACTGGAATTAATATTTGTCATTGTCTGTCTTATTTTTTAGGATTATAATATTGGAAGATTAAGGAATTGGAGGATTTAGAAATGGAAAATCAAATTACTTTAGGAATACTAACGATAATTGCATCATTAGCAACTCCATTAATTAATCTATTGCTATTTAATAAAGATAGGCATTCACAAATAAATAATTATTCTACATTTTTATTTGATTTTGATTACTTGGATTTTAAAACGGCAAAGAAACTTACTTATCTATTTCCTATTCCATTTTTAATATTAACTTTTCTTTTATTCGATTATGCAAAAAGAAAATTTCCTGAAATGAGATTGATTGTAGAAACAGCAAAAACCAATTCTGTACCTAAGTCAAAGATTATTGAAGCTATTACATCATTAAAACTGCAAATCTTTGCTGAACAAGTTGCAAAATTTTCAGAAATTGCATTTATAATTTGCATATTGGTATTATTAATTTTGTTTTTTAAGAAAACAAAAATGAAGGAAATTGATTTTCAAGATTGTGTTTTAATTACAATGATTGCATGTTTTGTACTTCCAATATTACTGTTAATTGCTTCACCAACACAGGTGGATTTAATTAATATTACAAAATTAAACATGTTAGAATATCTCTACTATTTCACTTGTACATTGTTCATCATAACACCACTATTTATTTATGTATCTCTATATTATTATTTTAATTTCATTAGATTTCAGCATAATGTTAGCTTAACATTGAAAGATGGTTATGTATTTGATGATATCTTAGATATTTGTTTTAAGACAAATTTTATTACTTTAACAGTTGCACAAAATTATTACTTCAAAAAATATACGATACCTATTGATAATGTTAAATATATTGAAAAATTATATGTTGATAAACCAATTGAATTACAAAAGCTAAAAAAGGGTAAAGCATAAAATGCCTTACCCTTCTTTTTATTTAAGTTTTTCTTTGATATCCTTCACATCACTTTTAATTTCAGTTAGATATGTTTTATAATCTTCAACTAAAATCCGATTACTTTCTGCTAGTTCTTTATTTGTAGCTGTTACTTCTCCAAGTGTTTTCATTATTTCATCTTCACGTTTAGCGTTATCATACCTGTTGTTATTGTACATCTTCCAAATGAAGTAGCCTAGTACAACACATACAGCAATAGGAAAACCTAACGTTTGAATAATAGTTATTACTGCTTCCATTTATGTAGTCCTTTCTAGCTTAATTCTGCAATCCACCAATCAATAGCTTCTTTTGATGTTTTGGTAGATGTAATTGCCTTATCATATGTAATACCTGTTTTATCATCTATCTGGTTCTGAATTACTCTTGATGCAAGGTATCTTGCAATATAATCATTTTCGTAAGTCATTACATTGCACCCCCTAGAAGTAATTCATCTAATACAGCTTGTGCAATTTCAAGCTGTTGTTGAAGCTGTATATTTTCAGCTATTGTAGCTTCAATTTGTTCAATAAGTTCTTGTTCCATTGTTTTCATATTATATCACCAATTCCTTTATTAAGCTGGGAAGTTATCAGATGCAGTAGCACAAACTGAAGCACCAGCGATATACATTGGATAGGATGAGTTAGATGACCTTGTATAAGTTATTGTAATAACGTCACCAGCTGCACAAACAACATCGTAACTTAATGCAGTTCCGAAATATACGCCAGCTGCATAAGATGCCGTTGTTTGGGCAGTTCCGTTTTTATTAATTGATAGCGTATAAGCAACACTATAAGCGTTTCCTGTGTAAGCAGTAGTAACCCTATAAGTTCCAGCATTAACGATATTATAAGTGTATGCCGTTCCGCTTGTTCCACTGTTGATATATGTTGATACAATATCGCCATATATAAATCTTGTTCCTGCTGTTGGTGATGCTGGAATTGTTATAGCCTTTGCAGAACATAAATAAATTGGTGAAGTCATTCCCCAATAAGAAGTACCACCACATGTCATTACAAGCGTTAAAACGTCACCTGATGCTAACATAACATCAGTGGAAGAAACGCCGTTTCCTGTTGATACTGACGCTATTGAAGTTCCGTTCTTTTTCAAAGCTATTGAATGACCTGTTCCATATAATCCATAAGAAAACTTAACCCTATAATATCCAGCCCTATTTACTGTTAATGTGTCATGCGTATACGTTCCAGCTGCACGACTTCCCCAAGCAGCGTAATTATAACCGTTTGATTGCTGCGTTACAATATCCCCTGGCATTGGAATGGTATTAATTGATTGTGCGTTTGCATATGGTGAAGCTATAAACAGATTAATTAAGTTCTGGTTCGCCCTTATTTCATTGTAAGCGGTTGACGTTGCAAGAATATTCGTTAGATTATGCATCTTTTTAAGGTTTGTAAATGGATATGTTGAACTGCTATCACCTTTATAATATGAATACATAGCAAGCTGTCTACCCAAAAATGACATATAACTTTCTACATTCTTACCAAAAGCCGCATCAAGCATATTTGAATTTACATTACCTGCAAAAGCCATAAATGAACTATTATCAATTGTATAATTCAATGCATTATCAACATTCGCATTCGTGCCAGATAAATTATATAAAGCCGCTGTAGCTGTACTTAATTTTTGGTTTACTGCAAGTGGGTTAGCCGCCTGTAATGCTTTATCAACATTATCATTAGGTGTTGTAAGGTTATAAAGTGTAGCTGTCGTAGAACTTAATTTTTGGTTACTTGCCAATGGGTAAGCCGCTTTAATCGCATCATCAGCATTTGTAACACCATATAAAGTAGCTGTAGCCGAACTAAGTGTAATAATTCTTGCATCTGTACTTTTAATTCCAACCATTACATTAGAAATTCCACAGACTGTAGCATTACTTCTTTCATCTGTTATAGTTCCAACTGTTGAAGTGTTCGCATTTACCCTTACTTGTGCAAGCGAAATCTGATATGTAACATCATTTCTTACCAAATCTGGTGCTACAGGTGAAGCCATAGGTGTTCCTGTGACCACTTTTAAAACAATATCCCTAACATTAGATGCAAGGTTTAATTCAAGAACAATTCTATCTATTCTTGGGTTTGTAGCATCTGCTGTATCTAAAGTTATGGTTTCTGTTCCATCTGCTGTACCATAATAAGTAACTGTTCTTCCTTTAATGATTGCTGAACCATTGGCAACTTTAACTTGCATTCCGCTTACTGCGGAAACTTGCAATTCTGTACTTAGTACACCGCCATTTTGAACAACAATACCATTGGAATAAAAAATAGCTGTATTATCAGCTATGTTATCTGCGTTATATTTTCTATCGCCATCAACGCTATTAAAAGCGAATGATTTTTTCATTATTAAAATCCCCCTTTATTTAGTTTCTAGGTTTGCTAACCTTCTGTTACTTCTGTTTAAAACAGTGGATAAGTCAATTGATTTAGTTCCAAAAGTAACATCTATATCGAATTTGTTATCTTGGTAAGTTTCTGTAATCTCTATAATCCTTGTATCTAATTCCAAACCATCTACAACCACAGTTACTAAATCCCCAATGTCATAATCAGTTTCATATTTTGGTTCAGCAAAAGGATTAATAACAGCATTCACCATATAAGAAGGTAAGACTAATTCACTTTTTCCCCTGTTTACTAAATCTGCTGTGGTTGAAATATCTCTAGCATCAATAAAAAAAACATGCCTATCTAAGCATGTTTTACTGTCACTGACTACTTGAATTGTCCTTGCCTCCGCTTCACCTTGACCACCTACAATAGCATAATTTTGAATTTTAGTTTCTGTATATTCTAATGTAGCTTCAAGAAGATTATCAAAGTCAGTACCAAAGATTATAGGGTTATTACCTGCCGTGTTGCCTGCTGTTTTATCTGTACCTTTATAAATATCAAAGACTAATTTCTTTGTAGAAGTATTAAAGGTAGATTTTACACCTAAATCATCAATTGCAGTTAGTCTAATCACTTCATCATAAAGGTTTTTATATCTGGTTTCATCCGTTATAGAAGTTCCTAACCCATGATTACTACCAATACTGATAATGTTGAAATTCATATTTGTATCTGTTGAATTTACACAATTTGAATTTACATAATTCTTTATTATGGTTTCTGTCTTTGCGGTATAGGTTTCTACATCAGTACCTGCAGGCGGAATAGTTACCCTTTGTTTGAACATCTGCATAACTGAATATCCTGTTGCTGTAATTGTAATTCCTTTGGTAGTGAGTGCCTTTTTCGTGTTATAAATCCTAAAGAATTTATTCAGCTTATCATCTACAAAGACAAAATTACCTGCAACCAGATATTCAGTATTATTCTTATCCGCATTGATTGTAATAGTGATTTTTTCAACATCAGCATACTTTCTTTCTATGGTTAAAGTCTTAAAATCATCAATCAAAGTAATAAAATTAAGGTTCTTATCTAATACCTTTATATACATTCATTACACCCCCAAATATTGGTTATTATAATGAAGTAATAAAGTAGTTTCGTTTGCTCCGCTATCTGCATCATAGGTAATAACATTACTTCCTGTTTCCAAACTAAAGAATTTGCTTGATAAGTCAATCAATCCAAAAGCATTAGTAACTGTTCCATTAGCATCAATTTTTAATACCTTCTTATTTCCATAAGCTGTATAAATCAGAAGTCTTTCGTTAGCCGCTAAAGATGTATTAACCTTGATATATTCGCCTGTATTGGTATTCGTAACAATAGGATTAGTCAGAACACCAATCATTTCAATAATTAAAGGTGTTTGAACATCACCTTCATTTATAATTGTTGCTGTCTTACCCGTAAGAAGTCCAAATTCAATACCATCAGAAGTAATATCAATAGGCATTTCAAGTAGGTTGATTACTAACGCCAATTCTTTTACTATTTCAGTTTCTTTAAAAAATGGTTCTGTAGCAGTCAAAGATATTGAAAACTTCAATGCTCCATCACTTGCACCAACAATACATTTTGTTACATGGCATTCAATGCTTCTTTCAATTTTCATCTTTGAATTGGTATAAGTTAGAGTACCTTTAAGTAATGGATTGCAAACCTTTATTAATTTAGCCTTATTATCTTCTTTATCATCAAAGATTTTGCCGATTAATGTCATATCTCTATCTTCAATATTATTACTGATGAAGGTATATCCAATCTGTTTAACACCTTTTTCAATTACAATAGAATTAGATAATCCTGTTCTTCCGTCAAATGTTTCTAAAACAAAATCAGATGAAAGCGATAATTCAATACTTTCATCTAATTGGTTTGTATATATTAATTTTTCATATGCAAGCATCAAATCACCCCTTTCTATAATCCTAATGCAAGTTCTCTTTGTGTTCTCTTATATAATCTAGCAGTTTCAGCTTCTGATAATGATGTTGGAGAATAATTATTAACCGTCACATTTCCACCGCCTATACCTGCATCTTTTAAAATCTGTGGTAATCTATCCAAAGGTATAATAGCTTCTGCCCCTGCTTCACCACCTACAAGCCTTGTATTTCCCATAAAACCGAATGTAGTAGCTTTTGTTAAGATACCACCATCAGCAAAATACCTTGTATTTCCAACGCTTGTAGAAGAACTACCGCCAGAACGACCACCACTGAAAAATTGTGCTAATTCTTTAGCTTTCTTAATCAGTTTTTCAACCAAATCTAAAGCACCTTGTATTTTCTTACCAACCCATTCAAAACAAGCCGTAAATGCATCTTGAACATCTTGAAGTGGTTGTTTAATCTTGTCATAGATTGCTTTTACAATACCAATAAATGCATCAAATACAGGCTTTAATGTAATATTCCATAGTGCTTCAATAGCCGCAAATACTACAGAAAATATAGCTTGAATAAGCTGAAAATTAACCTTTATAATACTGTAAAGCGTTCCTATAATTGAAATAAATACTGTGAACACAGGTTTTAAAATGTTATTCCATATGTTAGATATCAGCGTAAAAGCCGAACTTACTATATTAACAATCACTGGGAAAACTGATGCAAATAAATCACCTAAGATTTTTACCAAGTCACCAAAGGCACTAAATAAAGGTATACCTACAGTTTCCCAAACTGATTTCAGAACATCAAATAAGGTTGTAAAAATGGTTTGTAAAGTAGGTGCTACACTTTCAAAAGTAGCCTTAACCACATCAAACGCTTCTGTGGTTTTATCTCTTAAACCACCAATATTATTACTCCATGCATAAGCCAATAAAGCTATTGCCGCTACAATTGCTAAAATAATTCCTGTAATTGGGTTAAAGGCACCTGCTAAAGTAGTTCCTATTGTGGTTGATAATTTCATAGCTGTACCAACTGCTAAAAGTGTTGGACCCAGTAAGGCTAATGCACCTGCAATTTTAACTATGATTTCAAGTAAAGCAGGATTTTCTTTTCCCCATTCAACCATAGCACTTACAACATCGTTTATATGTCCTACAATGCTTGTTACAATAGGAAGTAATATATTACCTATAACAACTGATAAATCAGATAAATTAGCTTGAAGTATTCTACTGCTATTTGCTAATCCTTCCTTTGTCTTGGTAAAATCATCTTCTGCCCTTGCGGTTTTATCCATTGCCATCTGTATTCTAAGCATGGTTTTTTCTTGAAGTGACATATCTGAAATAGTCTTATTAATGCCTTGACTGTAAGCGTATTCTTGCATAGTGGTATCATTGATAGTAATACCAAGTCTTTTCCATCCGTCAGTTTCGCCGCTGTAAAGCTGTTGCATTAAGCTGTTACTTTCTTCTATTGTCATATTGTAGTAAGAAGAAATATCAGCACTTCTTTTTAAAATCTGTTTAGAAAATTCAGCACTATCAGCTTCATTCATCTTTAACAGGTCTTGGCTTAATCCACCAAAAGTACTGACATAATCAATAAATGAGTTTTTACTCATACCAAAGTCATTAGCTGAACTATCTGCCCATTTGCCGACTTCATCAGAAGATTTACCAAAAACAGCATTCATTTTATTCATACCTTCGCTAACATCTGATGCTGTTTTTACACAAGCTGTAGCAATTCCAAGAATAGGTAAAGTAACTGCTTTGGTAAGAGTGCTACCCATTTTGGTCATACTTTCGCCAGTTTTATTAATCGTTTCTTTAAAACTGCTAATTTCTTTTTTCGCATTTTCTGTATCAGCAATTACAGATAAACGTAATGCCCCTAAATCTAGCACGAATTAACCCCCTTTCAAAAAATAAAAAAAAGCAAAGTATTTCAACCTTGCTTAGATTTCTTTTATATTAAATTTACTGCTTAACATACCTAAATCTGCTGTAGTAGTATTAAGCCGTTTATATTTCTCAATTTCTTTTCTGCCTTCTTCTGTTTGTAACATTTCTTCTATGAAGCTGTTCTTTACCATCAATTGAAATACATCACATGGTAATTCAAGAACTTCAAAGTAATTGAGTTTACTATATTCAATAACTCTATGGATATTAGCCATAACACCATCTAAAAAATCCCCTACCGCATCATCTGTATCATCAGTAGGAACAATAGGGATTATAAGTTTGGGTTTGACTGAATTTCCTGTACAAATTCCATATAAGCATTAAGAAATATCTGTCCTAGTTCAAAATCAAAATTTTCCTTTACAAACTTAGCTGTAAATTTCTTGTTCTCCTTATTGTTATTGATAATTTTAATGATTATATCATTAAACAATTCAAGGATATTATCAGCACCTTCATTAATTTTCTGTTCCATTGCCATCATATCAATAATCAAACCTTGACTTGGTTTCCCAATATTGATAATTTCACCATTAGGTAATTTCACTTCAAAATAATCTCTTTGAAATGCTGTTAAATCTAGTTTTTTCGCCATTGTATTGTCTCCTTTAACGTAATAAAAAAAGGGGTATTTCTACCCCTTCATCAGTTATTTTTCAAGCGTTATTTCTACTAAAGTACCATCTGTTTGAGAAAGTGCTTTAAATTCTGCATCAATAATAGTTTCCTTATCTTTTGCAAAATTAAGTTCAAAACCTGCTTCATTATTACCAATCAAGGTAACTTTCAGTTTCTTATTATCTACTGTAGTATGAATAAATCTTACGCAAACTTTCTTCATACCATTGGAAGATTGTCCACCAATTTTAATTGTATCTGGTGTACTTCCTGCTGTTCCTGCGGTATAAGTGATAGATGCAACAACTTTATTCAAAACGGATAAATCCCATGTAAGAATACCTGTTTTAAATGATACATCTTCTTTTGTAATCATTCTGCCTAAAACTTTATTATAGTCATCTACTACTTCATAATTTTCGCTTTCATATGTAAGAGTAGCACCGCCAGAAATATGACCAATCTTATTAGCTGCTACTTCAAATACTTCATCAGTAGGAATGGTATCAGCAACTACTAAATATAAATCGCCACTTCCTAAAATGTAATCTGCCATTTATATGCTCCTTTCGGTAATTATTAAATATAAAAGGCGGTGTACTCCTATTTCACTTTTAAGAGTTCCACCACCATTTATTTCAATCTTGTTTATATTGTTTACTTTTGCTGTATCTCCTAAGTTTAATAATGCTGTTCTTATCGCATTATCATACATTTCAGCGTTTGCAAGTGATTTACCTATTATATTAAGCTGTAACCTAGTTACCTTAACACAACCATTATCTGATATTGGTACTGGTTCATAAATCACTTGTTCCCCTTTCTTTATACTCTCCAAAGGGTATACAGGAATATTAACTGCTTGTTCTATAGTTCTTATTACTTCAATCATTTCTATATCAACCCTTCAAAGAATTTTTCTATTTCACTTTTGCTATCATCAATTGCTTTCTGCATGAAGGGGTTAGACTTCTGCCCTTCTGTTGTATACCATCTTCCTTTAACATCCTGATATCTCCACGGAACTTCTTTTCTACCGTCACCATTAACAGCATAAATACCAGTTCCTTGATGTAGATAAGGTGCATATTCAACATTAGTACCTATATAGCCTACAATATCACCATTTTCTTCTACTACTTCATGTGTAATACTTTGTCTAAGCTGCCCATCTCCTGCAGGTGTATTTCTTTTGGCATTACCTTCAACATAAATACAAGCCTTTTCCATACCCTTTTTTACTTCATCAGATAAACCTTGCTTAATGAATTTGTCAAGATTTTTCAGAACATCATTATCATCAAATTTTACTGTCATTCAGACACTTCCTTTAAATAAAGGATTGTTTCATTGCCGTAATCATTAATAAATTCAATGATATATCTGTTTTCAATAACCATACTTTTTAAAAGTGTTCTATCTGTGGTTAATCCTAAATAAGTACAATTCATAAGATTTACATTGTTTGCTGTGTACTGATTATGCTGTAAAAGCGAAATGAAAATATCTATAGTTTTATAAAGAATAGGTGTTTTGATTTCTTCATTATAGTCATTCTTAACACTGGTAAAAGTGAAAACGTTATACTGCTTCTTCTGTGAATTAAACATAATACCACCACCTATAACATTTTCAATCGTCTGTTTTTGTTAAGCTGCTTATAGATTGTAGGGTTATAATCATCGGCATAGCTTTCAGAAATTCCGCTATAATTTTTACTGTTAATACCTTCTGAACCTAATTTATTAAAGCGTTCAATTACCATCTTAATAATAATGTTGTCTAGCTTAGTTTCATATATTTCAAGGTTACAATAAGCAGTAGCAAAATCTTTAGCATCATTAATCAGTAATTGCAGCAATGTATCTTTACTTGCATCTGTGATGCCTAATAAAATTTTAATATTATCTATCATTTGACTGCTCCTTTATAAAAAAGAGTGGGGAAAATCCCCACTCAAATTAATTAGATTAAGCTAATGCTTCTGAAATTTCAACTACTTTAGTAGCATCAGTTAAAGCTACAAGGTTAACCTTTCTCATAATAACGGTATTAGTTCTTGTTTCGCCATCTCTTTCTTGTTCTACTTCACTGTCCTTCTTTGTGTAAAGGGTAACAGCTTCTTTAGTAGCAAGATAAGCCTTTTTAGCAGGTACAAGCTTAGAAACAATTACAGGTACACCAGAAATAGTACCAATCTGACCATCAAAGATAATCTTTCCTAATTCAGCACCCTTAAAATCTGCATCTTTTCTGATATCTGCTTTAAGGTCTGTACCGATAACCAGGAATAATCCTGTTTCATTTTCAAGGTTCATCTTCTGAATTGCATCAACTACTGTTTCATATGAGATTGCTCCACCTTTTGTATAAGTCTGCTTTAAAGTAGCTTTAGCCAGTTCTGCAAAGTACTTAGTATTCATATCGTTTACCATTGTAGTACTTGCACCTTTAACACCCATATCTACTACCATTGGGTCTTGCATAAAATCTTCATCAGCGTAATCAAATACTTGCTGTGCTACAGCAACTTCATACTGTGAAGTTGTAAATGTTACTGCACCACGAACTGTATTTTTTGCACCTTTTGCAACTGTTTCAACTGCTCCAGTGTATGTATAGGTATTGATTTTCTTAATCATACCTGCGGTTTCAGTCAATGAATTATCAACTGTCATAAGATTTCTTGTATTAAGCTTAGTATTAAGTAAATCTGTAAGTTTGCTTTCTAATACAAAGTTTTCATATACTGTGTTTGCCATTTTATTAATCCTTTCTTTGTCCAAAAAATAAAAAAAACCACTCCTTTCGGAATGGTTAATTTGTATATTCTATAATGTTGTTATTTTGTCAAACTATCGAATAATTCACGATTGTTTGTGTATAAATCTTGCTGTTCTTTGATTGACATTTTACGGAATGTTTCTTTGTTCAAAACACCATCTAAAGGCAAATTACTCTTAGGAGTTTTGCTCTGTAATCTTTTTTCTACTTCTGTTTTTACACTTGCTTTAAATGCCTTATCAAGAACATTAATATTTTGCATCATTGTATCTGCATCATCAGCTACAATAAAATCTACTAATGCAAGGGAAATGCCCTTTTCAGAAAGAATTTTGCTTGCTTCATTTTTGTTTTCCATAAGTGCAAGCTGTCTTTCCTTATCAGCAATAGCTTTTTCACGCTGTTCAAGTTCATATCTAAATTTATCTTCTTCATTCATCTTGGCAAGCTTTTCAGCTTCTTTAACTTTTTCAGCGTTCTTTCTTTCAGCTTTTTTTAAAGCTTCTGTTACTCTCTTATCTGCTTCTCTTTGAAGCATTTCTTCTACTTCTTCCTTTGAATAAGTAGTCTTAGTTTCGTTATCATCAGTTTTAGTTTCTGTATCTAACCCTGTATTTGTAATATCTTCTGCCATTTTTTAAATCTCCTTTGTAGTTCTAGCCAAAAGGCTAACCCTAGATATATTAGTTGTGTTCTTTAATGTCTACACCCCTTTAAAGACAATAAAAAAACCACCTTTTGATTAAGGTGGTTACTCTGATAAATCTATTCTGGATTTATTTGTTGGTTAACTTCAAAGTCCATTGCGGTTAAGTTAGATGTTTTAAAAGTTGCAAATTCATGTTCTTGTTGATAACTATTTGAATAAATATCTTTGTAATAAAATTGTATCATGTATCTGTCATCCAAATACTTAATATCTCTTGTAAGCACCGCAAATCTTATACTTTGCATAGGTTTCAAGTTAATAACAGAAGAGTGATATAAAGTGCGTTTTACTTCATCATCGAAAACATAGATTGAAATAATCAAATTCACGGCAGTTCCAATACCCGAATTAGTAAATGAGAATTGTCGATAAAAACCCTTTCGGTCAAGTACATATACTTCTCCATCAGTTCTTATCATAAAAATATCTTTTATTATTTCTTTATGTAAATCATGCAAACCTGATAAAAAACTTACAATTCCTTCTTCAAAGTATAATATTAATTCTTGTGAATAGTTTTCGTTATCTTTTTCAAACTTTTCTTCAATTGTTATAATCGGAAGTACACTTAATCTTCTTTCTTCACTGAATTTGTCTTCACCTTGCTTTAATTGGTCTTTTACCATCTTCTGGTTGTGTTCTAAAGTTAAATATATTCCTGCCAATGTAACTATTGAAACCATTACAGTACAAAAGTATGTTACTGCTTGGTCATTATTTAGATACTTAGGCTTAACGTTTGTAATAAGCCAATCTGGTACTGTTGTTAACACAAATACAAGAATTGCACCTATTATAAAACACCCTATAGAATATCTCAAAAATCGCTTCAATTTGTCAATCGCAATTTTTAATAATCTCTCAATCTTTGATTTTACTTCTTCCTTTTTCATAGTAATACATCACCCCTAACAGCAACATATTACCATATATTTCTATTATTTTATACAATTTTCTACAAACCTAAAAAGACAAAGAAAAACCACCTAATGAATAGGTGGTTTCAGACTGTAGACAAACCAATTCACTTACTCATTTTTTGAAACATCACATCGTAAAGAATTACTCCATCTTTAACAATCATTGCGTCATGAATTTTTAATGTATCCCCCAAATCAATATGGATAACATCATTTTCTTTAGTCCAAATTCCAGTGTTTCCTGTTGGATATTTACATGTGCCATCTTCATTCAATACTAATGTTGCTTCTTGTCCATTCCACGAATTTGAATGATATATTCCAACAACATTTGAACTTTTATCAGAATTTATACCTATCATATATCCTGCAATACCAAATACTATTGCAATGATTATAGCTATAATAATGAAGGTTAGCTTTTTCATATTTATTTCCTTTCAATATGTGTAAGTTTTATAACTCCTTAACAATATCATAATAGGAAATATAATACAATTAAAATACAGCAATTACCGTACTTCTGCAAAAAACGTGACAGGGTGGATAGTTAACCCCTACATTCATATCTTTAAAGCTAAATATCTTACCGTTTAAACCTTTACAGATATCAGATGTTCTACTGTCTAAAGCCGCAAGGTATTCATACTTCTTTATACCTGCATTAATATAACTATTTGCTGTACTTTGACCTTGAACAAAGGTTAATTCTGTTCTTGCTATTCGGTCTGCTTCATAAAAACCAACTTTTAAATCAGTCATAATCTGCTTTACTAATTCATCTTTCGGAACACCCCTAGAAACACAATCAATTAGTCCTTTTTCAATCCTTTGCTGTAGTAAGGCTTTATTCTTCCAAAGTCTAGCACTCCAATGTTGACCATCAGAACACCAAACAGCATTAAGTACTTCTTTTACTTGTCTTTCTGTAGAAACTAAAAATTCCCCTGTTAATAATTCTTTGGGGAATGCTTTATGTATGATTTTTTCGTTGTTCCTATAAATAACATCAAATTGCATGTTATAGATATCAATTTCTGCTTCTCCAAGTGCTTTTAATTGCTTGTTTATCAATACTTGTAAATCAGCATATCTATTGAACTTGTAAAGGTCATTAATCCTAATCTGACCATCTACAGCATCTTTAAGAAGCTTATCATATAAATCCTGCATATTAGCCTTTACATCTTGCATGGCACGATTATATTTCTTGGTAAGTTCCTTTTGAATATCTTCAAGTGTCTTATCATAAAGTGCATCTTGCTGTTTTGTTATTCTCTTTTGCCAATACTGATTATTCTGTTGTTCCATCTACAGCACCACCAGTATTAAAAGCATATAAAGAAGCATTAGCTTTATTTTGTGCTTGAAGCTTTTTCAGTTCTTCACTTACATCATCAATAAATGGCAATAGGCTAATTAGCGTTTCATCAGACACAATACCCCTTAATTGATTAATCTGTTGTGCTATTTCAAGAGTATTAACAGGAAGATTTCTTGTAAATATAATGTCTATATCTCTCCAAGTAGCTTCTGATGCTGTCAGATTAAGAATAGAACAGATTAATTCAATTCTACGCTGTAATGCCTTAGTCATATTTGCTACTATTGAACTTGCCACATTTTCAAAACCAGTAAGTTTATATCTCATTGCAATGCCGCTTTGAGCCATAAATTTATCATCATTGAAGTCTGGACTGTTAGCAATCTTATGAATATTGTCATTGATATTTTTCTTTAGATTTTCTACCTGTGTATCTGATACTGATTTAGTAAGATAATCAGCACTTGAATTTTCTTCTAATAAAAGTACTCTATTCTGCTTCATGCTTGATAAATCTTCTGCATCTGCGGTTACACCTTTCAAAATCATGTAAGCATCACAGAAAGCTTCTACATCATCTACTTCTGATGATTGAAGTTTATTATAAGCGTCCTGCAGGGTCATAATCTTATCAAATATGCTCACTTCTTCTGCATTCAAAGTAAATACTGTTACTGGGACTTGTCCATAGTAATGTTGTACTTCTTCAATTAGTGTTAAACTTCCAAAAAGACTATCACATTTGTATGTTTTTATAGTCTGATTATCATAAATTTCAACTGTATAACCACTGTTATAATTTAATGTGTCTGCTATAAAATACCTAATCATGTACATCAGATTATGGTTTAAACTGTTATCATAAACTGGAATACATTCACGGCTATCAAATACCTTAAATCTTTGTTCTGTATCTTCATCAATATAATTTACTTCATAGGCAATACCATAAATCAAAGCATTCTTTAACAGTTCACTATCTTCTGTTTTGATATCATTGTAATTAAGGATATCTTGAACTTCTTCAAGTCTATCACCAGAATATGTAATAGGTATTCCTGTTAAATATCCAAGATAATTCTGCACAATGTTATTGCAGTAATTAGTAACAATTCTATTACATGGTTTTGAAGCATCAGATACAGTTTTCATTAAAATATCTTGTTTTCCATCAAAATAGTTCTTATATCTTATTAATCTTGGCTTATCAGATGTTTCAAAAGTCTGAATGATTTTGCTTATTTTCTCTGTAGTCAAGATTTCATTTTTGTCTATTAAAAACAAACTCTTTTTCCCCCTTTCAGGTAATAAAAAAACACCGTGAAAGGTGTTATAATCCTAAAATTGACTTATCTAAAGTCTTTAATTTTGTATTTCTTCTGTATTGCTCAACTGAATATCTTAAACAAGCCATTGCATCATCAAATATTGGTGTAGGTTCATCAAGATAAAGACCTGTCTTATTATCCTTTAACCATTTCCACTGTTGGATTTCTTTAATGGTGTTAATGCAACTTCCATCAATATGTATTTTGTGCTGTTTTAGATAGTCAATCTGTGCTTTTACACTTCCCTGTTCTTTCTTAACCCCTAATGCTTTATATCCGTCCTTTTTCCACATCTGAATGCGGTCTGGTTCGGCACTATCACAATACATTAAGTAACGTTTATTAAGTCCTCTATCATTTGCAATTTCAATGATTTCTGATGTGTCTTTCTCATGTACATATATTTCAGAAAGAATAAAAATTTCATCGTCTTTAAACCCTACTTCTAAAATACAGTTAGCGTGATTAAATCCAAAGTCTTGTGAATAAATCACATTACTATAATAAGAACTGTCTTTTTCAAGTTCTTCAATCATGTAATTAGTAAGGATTAATCCACCTAATTCACCCCACTCACCAAGTCCATAAATTTTATATCCATCTGGGTCTTGGTCTTTTCTCATCATCATACGCTTATGATAACCTTCATCAATAAACCGATTATCTAAGTAAGTACTATGATTTTTAAAGATATCGGAACTGTTATAATCCCAAAATTTACGCTTTATCCAATGCTGTGCTGAAACTGGGTTAAATGATAATGTCATTTGATAATAAAGATTAGGATTATCAAGAATACCCCTAAGTCTATCATCAAGAACATCTATATCAGCTTCTCTAAGTTCTGTAGCTTCTTCAATCCATATCCAACATAGTTTACCATTAGAAAAATTAATGGATTTAACACGTTCTCTAGCACGTTCATCATTAAAACCCCTAAAGATGATTTCATTACCAGTTATCTTACAAACCATAGATAAAGGGTTAACTGTTACATTCCAATAATCAGTTAACCCCATTCTATTTACTGCACTATACAATTCTGCAAAAGTACTATTTTTATGGCTTTGTTCTGTTCCACGAATAACAAGCAGATTAGCACCTTTATATTTAACATCAGATAATTTAAGTATATAATCTTGTGCAATATCAACACTTTTTCCGCTACCTGCTGAACCTTTAGCAATCCTATATCGGCACTTGGTTTGATTAAATTCTTTGAAGATGGTGTTAAATTCAGCTTTAACTTTCATCTCCATCACCATAATCAATTTCTATCTGTAAACCTTCATGCTTGATTTCTTGCTTTTCAATTGGTTTATATCCAGCACGGTCAAGAACATCTTTAATAGCATTTAATCTAACTGTTTCACTAGCAGCTTCATTAATCAACCTATCTAATTCTTTAACTGCCTTAGTAGCCATTGCATTAAATTTATTCTGTGTCTGCCTTGCTAATTCAGCTTTAAAATCATCGTCTTTATTCCAACGATAAACCGTTTCATCATTAACACCGATAAGTGTTGCTATTTCTCTTTGGGTTTTCTGTGTTTCAAGCATTAGCCTAATACATTCAAAGTGTCTAGGTTTAAGTTCCATAGGCTACCACTCCTTTACTTCTTGGATTATTTTTTTAACTTCTTCATACTTTGCATTTTTAAAAGTGTCATAATATTTAACGATTAAAAATTCAGCAAGTCCTTTAGTCTCCATAATTTTTTACCTCCGTTTTAATAAAAGAAATGCCCCCAGGAATGCTCCTACAGGCGAAAACTATAACTGGGATATCTTATATCCATTTCAACCTTTAATCGTTAAAATCCTTCTCAACTCGATTTTACTTAATGTAAAATTAAACCTTGTTCCGAATATCTTTTATTTCATTTCTTAATGATTGATAACTATGTAAAAATGTCTGTAATTCTCCGCTTGCCTTGTATTCATCAATCACAAAATTGTTTTCAACACTATCATCAATCAAGCCAAAACAAAGATTATCAGCAACATCTAAAATATAGTCAACACCTTTCATTTTTAGAAAGGCAAGCATATTCAGACTGTATATAATCTTTTTATATTCTTTTGTTTCTTCCATTTTATTACTTTTTCTACTCCTTAATTTAATCTGATTTCTTTTATCAGTAATCCGAAAACCCTAATGTCTTGAACAGGAACAACATATGCACTACTTCTACATCTATCTGATTTATTATAAAATTCAACATATCTGCCGTATTTGAGTACATATTGCTTAGTTCTAAACCAATCCAATAAATATATTGTATTTGTTGAACTATCCACAAAAACTAATGCTTGTGCTTTGCATTTATGTAACCAACCTTCTTTAACTCCGCTTTCTCTCTCATGGGAATTTTCAAAGAAGAAATTGCCGTTGACAGAAATTTTACTGTCATGCTTTATTTCAACTGTTATACTTGTTCCTTGCTTTGATGCTACCAAATCAATATCAACCTTCTGATATCTCTTATCATCAGATACATCTTTCACTTCAAAACCGTTCATTTCAAGCTTTTCTTTAATGATGCTTTCAGCACCTTTACCAATTTCATTTAGGTAATCAAAATTATTACTCATTGTGTTTTTCTCCTTAAAAATTTGCAATAAAAAACACCTTGCCAAATTGCAAAGTGTTTAAATCGGATTGTTCTGTTATCCATAAAAGAAGGAACCAGAATTTTATTTTCAAGGATTTTAAACAATCAAAATATTAATTTTACCATTAATTTACATATATTTTTAATTAATGAAAACCATTAATCAATCGTTCCAAAAATTAGTAAGCTTCATTTTCTTCATCAGCATCATCAGTCATAATATCATCAAGCTTATCATTATTAATCAATTTTTTTGATATGTAAAGTGTTCCGTTTTCAATAGTAGCATACTTGATTTTAGCCATATCTTGAAGGAATTGGTGCTTGTTGTTCTTCTTAATTCCTAGCACTTCCAAAGCTTCATTAACTTCAATACTGTTATCGTCAATATTGAGATAAGGCACTAATTGAAACAGATTGCCGATTACAGTATGTGAAGCTATTTCTGTCAAATAAAGTTCTCTATACGCTTCTTTATATAATCTGATATATCTCCAATCATCACCCAACCACATTTTAGAAAGCTTACCCCTATTAACATATTTATTATCAATTATGACTTTAGCTTTCAAATTCTTTATCAACTGAAATTCTTTAATGTATTTATCAAAAAGTTCTTCTTCATTCTCTGTTAAAATGTTCTTCATTTCATTTATAGCTTCTTCACAGTTTTCATAATAAGCCTTTTCTTCTGCATTATCATATTTCGGTTGTCTGTGAAGCTTCTTCCATTCCTTTTTAAATTCCTTTTTCAAATAATAAAGTTCTTTCTTCCATTCTCTAAGTCCACCGATTTCTGTCATGGTCTTTAAAAATCTATGATAAGTGGTTTTCGGTAACTTCATCAATACATTAAGATTACTATAATCAATTCTGATATGGTTATTGGTGAATATTTCACCATCATTATTTCTATGTACTGATGCAAAGATAAATCTGCATATATCGGCACTATTCAAACTGTAATCTTCAAACAGTGGTGTATTTTCTTGATATCTAAGCCAAACGAATTTTTCTTTAGGTGCTTTCTGTAAGCGTTCTTTTTTCTCTTGCTGTGCTTTTGTTATATAGATATTGATTACTTCACCAGTGAAAGGATTTTTACCCCTTCTTGAAAGTACATATAAGTCAGTTCTATATTTTAAATCCTTATCAAAGTATTCGTTACCATCTTCATCATAGTAATATGTATCTTGTTCTTCATCATCTTCATCTATAAGGTTTTGAAGGTCATCATAACCTTCTTCATCTTCATCATAATCGTCTATTTCATAGATATTGATATTATCTTCATCATCAAATAGAAAGCTTTCATTTTCATCAAACATTTTTCTTCTCCTTAGTTTAAATATGTGTTTAGATGATTTATTACATCATATACAGAATTGACTTTAACTCCTTCTGTCATGTCTTTTACACATACCATTAATTCATCATCGTATTCTTTTGTATAAGGCATTAATTTACCATCTACTGATATAATTCTTTTCTCCACCAACTTGTACATGATTGTTAAAACAGCTTCTTGGCTGTTTGTGGTGGGCTTTTCTTTTCGGTGCGAAGCACCTTCCACATCTGCGGTAGCAGATGGTTTAGCAACTGCGTCAGCAGGTGCCACAGACTGCGAAGCAGGCTGTATATTCTTTTCTATTCTCTTCTCTATTTTCTTCTCTATTAGGTTCTGGAAAGGATTGTTATTACTAGCGTTATCGGCATTTTCAAAACCAGAACTGTCCACCCTACTAGGACAGCCTTGTCCACCCACATGGACAACCTTGTCCACCCCTTCACTATTAAATTCTGTTTTAGGTTCTTCACATGGACAACCTTGTCCACCATATTGGCACTTTTCCTTGATAATATCATGATTTATTAACAGTGTTCTGTGACTTTTAGCTTTATCTTTCTGTTCTACAGTGATAAGGTTATCGGCTTGAAGGTTTGCTATGTATCTTCTGATAGTTCTATCCGTTACATTCATCATAGTTGCCAAATATTCGTTAGTAGCAATACAATCCATTGTTTGTGATAGATTTCCTATCAACCCAAGTAGGATAATTTCATCAGCACCGACATTTTTGCTTCTAAGCTTCATATAGCTGTTATACACCATTATAAAATCTTCTTTTGCCTTTGCTGCTTTCTTTTTACTCATCTTTTATTCATCTCCTAT